CGCGGGAAGAGGTCGACGAGCGCACGGCGGATTCCACCTTCGTGCATTTATGGAACGAGATGTGGCGCAAGGCAGGCGTGCCGAAGAACATTGCGCCGCCCAAAGGGTGCTGGCTCGACCGGATGTTCGAGCGTCGGCAAATTCCGGTGGTGTGGTCCGACCGCCTCGATGCGACCTATGTCGAACGCTGGGCCGCGTTGCGGCGCGATAGGGATCATGCCGGTTACTACAATCTCGTGCACGACCGGGAGCTGAAGCGGCTTCGCGCGGAGCTCGACATACGGCAAAACCCACCCCGTGGCGGGATCGTCAGCGACCTGAAAAGACGCTTCGGGAAATGGCGCGAGTAACGGTGCGCTGGCGGATTTGACACGTCGGGCAAATCAGGGGCACAACGTCACCATCGCGAAACCTTCAAAGATCCGGGATCGTCGCCTCAGCGCACGCTGACGAATGCACCCCAAATGGCGGCGAGGCCGGCGCCTACCAGCACAAGCAGCGGATTGTCGCAAAACGAGCTGCCATATTGGCATATGGTGACGCCGAACGAGCCGATCTCGTGATGGCTCGCGGCATAGAATAAGCCTGATAAAACCGCGAGCACGGCAGCAGCGAAATACATCGACGGCCTCCTCGCGATCCGATGGGGCGTTGGTTCCACAGCCAACGTCCGAGAATTCTGTTTCGTTCGAGTGTCCGCGCGCCAAACCGAAGATGTTTTGCGCTTGACGCGTCGGGCAAATCAGGGGCATACCGACATCATCGCTGACATCATAGAGCCCGCGTCCGAAAATCCGCAGCGGGCTTTTCGTTTGCCTCCGACTATCGGAAGAGACAGTTTCAATTTTTCGAAACTGTTCCGTCGGATTTTCGGTAATTTGTTTACGTCAGAAAAACGTTTGACACGTCGGGCAAATCACCGGCATTACGGCATCATCGCAAAACATCTGAAGCTCGCGCGGAGTGATCCGCCGCGGGCTTTTTTATTGGAACGTTCGAATCGGACGGCGGCCGCACGTCACGACGCCACATCTCCCACGCCTGTCGCCTGAGCGTCGTCTGCGCGCCGCCGTCCGAGCCTGAAATTTGAACTTCAATTAGCCGGCACGCGCGAACGTGCCGGTGCGCGGCGTGGTCTGAAGTCCACGACCGCACGCGGCCCCGTTGAGCAAGGGATAAGGTTCGCGCCCCAAACGATCGCGCCTCCGCGATCTGCCGCACATTTAATTCAGAAGGAGATCCAATGACCGCATATTTGATATCGCTCGCACTGGTCGGCCTGATCGCCATCGCGGCGTGGGAGGCGTTCGCATGAGTGCCGAGATCATCCAGTTCATGCCGCGACCGAAGCATGGCCGCGAGCAGACGGATTTTCCGACCATCGTGTTTCGCTCGGCCGTGCCCGACGATCTTGCCGTGGACCATGCCGACACGGCGCCATGTGAATACGTCCAATCCGACTGGTACGAAAAGTAAGTGACAAAAACCATCACCGAAATCCGCTCGCTGGCGCGGAGCCACACGCGGACCGCGGTCAATGTCCTCGTCGGCATCATGCGAAGCAAGGATGCCACGGCGGCGGCGCGCGTGTCGGCGGCCAATGCCATCCTCGACCGCGGCTGGGGCAAGGCGACGCAACCGCTGGAAAGTGGCGACGACGGTTCCCTTGAGCTGATCCATCGAATTGAGCGCGTCATTGTCCACTCTGAAAATTCCGACAGCAAAGATATTTGAACCGTTGCTGCTGCCGTCGCGCTACAAGGCAGCGCACGGAGGCCGGGGCTCAGGAAAATCTCATTTTTTTGGGGAGCTTCTGGTCGAGACATGCCAGGCCGAACGCGGCACGCTTGCGGTCTGCATTCGCGAGGCGCAGCGGACGCTGGCGCAATCGTCAAAACGCCTGATCGAAAGCAAAATCGCCTCGCTCGGAGTCGGCAGTGGTTTCAAGCCGTTCTCCGACAAGATCGAAACGCCCGGGGACGGCCTCATCATCTTCCGCGGCATGCAGGATCACACCGCTGACTCGATCCAGTCGCTGGAAGGTTTTCGCATTGCCTGGGTCGATGAGGCGCAAACCCTGAGCGCACGCAGTCTCGCGCTGCTCCGCCCGACCATCCGCGCCGAGGGATCAGAGCTATGGGCGTCGTGGAATCCGCGCCGCAAGTCCGATGCGATCGACGATTTTCTGCGGGCGCGAAAGCCGCCAGGCGCGACCGTGGTCAATGCGAGCTGGCGCGACAATCCCTGGTTTCCGGCGGTGTTGGAGGAGGAGCGCCAGATCGATCTGGCGCTCTATCCCGATCGGTATGACCACATTTGGGAAGGCGACTATGTGAGGGCGTTCGAGGGCGCGTATTTCGCAACGATGCTGTCGCAGGCGCGTGCCGACAGCCGGATCGGAAAGGTCTCCGCCGATCCGCTGTTGCCGCTGCGCGCCTTCATCGACATCGGGGGCGCCGGCGCGACCGCCGACGCGTTCACGATCTGGATAGTCCAATGGGTCGCGACTGAAATTCGCGTTCTGGATTATTACGAGGCGGTCGGCCAGGTGCTGGCGTTCCACGTCAACTGGCTGCGCTCACGCGGCTATCAGAACGCGATCCTGTATCTACCGCATGACGGGGTTGCCGCCAACAATATCACCGGCAAGCGCTATGAAGACCATCTGCGTGAGGCTGGCTTCACTGTGGAGCCGCCGGTGAAGAACCAGGGGCGGGGGGCGGCGATGATGCGCATCGAAGCCTTGAGAAGGTTAGGTCCTCAAATTTACTGGAACGAGGCGGCCACCGAGCCCGGCCGGGACGCGATCGGTTTCTATCACGAGCGCAAGGACGACGCGCGCAATGTCGGCCTAGGCCCGGAGCACGATTGGTCGAGCCATGCGGCCGATGCGCTGGGCTTGATGGCGATCTGTTACGAGCAACCGGGAAGAGCAGGGAGTTTTAATCGGGTGATTCGATATCGGGAGCAGGGGTGGGTGTAATGGGACGATCTAACCTGGGCTATTGACCCTCTCTAGGCCGCCCGATTGGTATCAGCGTTACAATCACTTCCTGGCCTTTTGCTGCGCGTACATCTCCCGGGCCTCCTGGCCGCAATCAGACAATTGTTGGCCGGGATCGCTGAATTTTTTGCAGTGAAGAAGGTCCGCTGGCCGGATCCACGACGCCGACCGGCGTTCCGCAGTTTGAGCACTGCACGATCGAGAACTTTTTGCTCTCGCCCAACGGTGTGAACAGGGCCAACTCAAAACTGTGTCCGCTGCACTTGATGCATGTCGATACGGCCATTGCGCCTTCTCCCGATTTTGGGTCGAGCTTAGCTCTGTCCTTGCGTCGTTGCGAGGCACCTCAGCGACCAGGCAATCCGGACCCTCTACGTAGGGATTTCTGGATCGCTTGGGGAGCCTGTCGTCGGGGGGGAGGGGCGCTCTGCGCCGACACGACGGTCCGGGCCGTGGCGCTCAGTTCAGCTTCGATGCGGCAACCGGATTGGGCTGCGGCTGCTCCAGCATTTTCAAGGATGCATCGAGGGCGTTCCGAAGGTGGATCGCGGCTGTGACGCTGCAGCGCAGCCTTGCACAGGAAACAAATCTGATATCGACGGAGTCATCCGGATGCGGGACCAGGATGCGCGCGCCCAGCTCTATCTGCACGATGCCGCCCATGACCCCGTAGGCCGGTGCGATATCGAAATAGACGGTCGGGATGTCGTTACGGTTGTCGTAGGCTGGCACCGACCCCTTTGCGGGCTGGTCGACATCGGCAGGATCGGTCACGCGCGGACTCCCAAGTCATGATTCAGTTAACGTTGCAGCGTATCCGAGTCGGGCTTCCCGAAACAGCGATGGGTCGGTTGCTTCTTCATCGCCAGAATTGTCTCGATGGTCGCTTTGAAATCTACGGACGGCTCGGAGTTTTCCTAAGCGCTAGCTGTTCTCGAAAACCGCGACGCCTCCTGCGTTGTAGCCGGTCATCGGGCGTTCGGTTGCACCGGCCCGTCGGTCCGGACGCCGAAATGAAGCGAATTGACTTCGTTCCTGTTATGTTCTAATAGTGGGTGCCGCGTCTGGAGCTCGCTTTTAATCGAGCATAGCCATCCAGGCCGTCGCGACGGGCCGAGGAAGCTATCGGGCATGCCCGATGGAAGTGATTTCATGCAACGCGCTTCTGATGAAGTCATTGGCGGCGGAGGTCAGCGACGCTTGAGAGGCAACGCTCGAAGTCTCATCATCGCAATTCTCGCGCTCGTTGGCACCCTGTTATCGAACAACTCCGTACTGGCTGCCGACTATAGCGTCGACTTTGGCGCCGAAACTGACGCCGGCAGAGACGCCGGCTCTCTCATGTGCCGAGTTGGAGAGACATGCAGTGCGGATATGGAATCGTTAGGATTGTACATCACCTTTCTCGTATTTCGGAGCGAGCCCGAGCGAGTTACGGTTCACTTGTATGGCCGTGGCCCTGGCTGTTGCTATTTCGCCGGTGCTGCTGACTCGGTCCATGTCGATCCTCGCAAACCGCTATCCCGAATGTCGTTCTACAGAGGAGCTAGAGCCAGGGGCGCACTGCTCATCGAGAACGAACGCGTGGGTACCCTCTACCTTCGATTCCATTCTCGTTGAGACCGCATTGACAACGAAAGACGACTGCGGGGCGCCATATGGCAACTATCGAAAGAAAGCCTCTGCCGCCGCCAAATTCCACGGCCACTCCGATAACCGAAGCGGACAGGGCCGAAATTATGGCTCGCGCAAACGAGGTTATCGACCACTACTTGAATGGGCCTGGATCCTATTTCGACTCCGGAACGCGAAAGCCGCTGGCGGGCGAGCTTGAGGACAACAGAGTTGCTGATCTGAAAAACTTCAAGGACAACGTAATCGCGTCGATGCAGTTTGCTGACGACCCCAATTCGATTATGTGTTCTGTTATTGAATTGATCGACCGAACGATCGAGCAAGTCGAAGAGGCCGCACGAAACAACGAAGGCAGGGATAGTATTTCGCTTAGCCCTCCGAAAACAAACGATCCGATTGATGACCCGAGAGTAATAAGTCCCAGAGCATTGGGTAATGCGGCTCTGCCGATTTTTTTGCCTGCAGACGGAAGGCAACCTGCGCTGCTGCGAGCAAGCATAACGCCCGGAATTTCGAGTGGCAGACCGGTGCGAATTTTGAGCCGGAGAATTGCGGATTAACCGCCAGTTTCTGCGTTTGATACAGCGGAGCCGGCGGCCCCCGATTATTTGAATTCGTTCGGCGACCGCTTCGGAAACGGGCCTGCCATTCCTGAAGCCATCGCACCGCGCAATCCGAGCTTGCCTGTCCCGCCGCCGCAAATCCGCAAGCCGCTTGGCATCTTCAGCGGCGAGCCGATGCCCGGCTGGCCCGTTCCGCCGCCGATCTGGGACCTGCCGGACGATCGCCAGTCGCGCGGTGAAGACAATGGCGACTGGTTGATGGGCTTGCTCCGGTCCGTTGGCGCCTACTGAACTCTTGGGACCGGCGACATATCGACAGCGTTTGACCCGTTGCAAAAAGATTTGACACGTCGGGCAAATCACCTGCATATCTTCACCATCGCAAGAATGTGAGCCCGCGCCGGGAAACCGGTCGCGGGCTTTTTGAATCCGGCGGCGCAAATCACAGAACACGTCACCGGGGCGGCGCCACTTCATGCGCCATCCGTCGGCTCGTCATGACTGCGACGCCCGATTGATCGAGAAGGAATCAGAATGTCAAAAATGTCCGTAAGCGATCTGAAGGCCATGCTCGCTTCCGAGAAAACCAACGCGCTGGCCGCGATCTCGGCGGCGCGGCTGGCTGAAGATCGCGCCGACGCGATGGATTATTATCTCGGCGACATGCGCAAAGACATGCCGGCGCAGGACGGGCGCTCGCGCGCGGTCTCGACCGATGTCGCCGATACCATCGAAGGCCTGATGCCGTCACTGATGGATATTTTTGCCGGCTCCGACGAGGTGGTTCGCTTCGAGCCGGTCGGCCCAGAGGATGAAGCCGCCGCGCAGCAGGAGACCGATTACGTCAATCACGTATTCATGCAGCAAAACCCCGGCTTCATGGTCCTCTATTCCTTTATCAAGGATGCGCTGCTGTCGAAAGTCGGCATCGTCAAGGTGTGGTGGGAAGAGCGCGAGGAAGAAAGTCGCGAGACCTATTACGACCTGACCGACGACCAGTTCGCGCTGTTGGCGCAGGCAGTGATGGAGTCGGGCGGCGCGATGAAGATCGTGGCGCATAGCGTGCACGATCCGGCCGATGCGTCGGAAAAACCGGAAGCAACGAGCTGATCGGCAGCTCTCTTCACGGCGACAAGCAGATCCTTCACCGGCTCAGCCGATCTTGATTTGGTTCCCTTTTTGTTCTATTCTCGGTATTGATGTTGAGCCAGACATATGACGAACCGCCCGTGGCGGCAATCGGTGCGGGGAATCCTGTGATGCGGGCGCATAGGCTGGCTTTTGCGATGATGGCGCTGCTCGGATTTTGCAGTCACGCCGATGCGCAGGCGCGCTGCTCTGAATTGACGAGGCTGCGCAGCGAGGCCGCGGAGGCCGCAAAACAAATGACCGGCGTTCCGACACCGGACCGCTGCGAAGCATATACTCGTTTTTCCTTGGCATGGGGCGACATCGTCCAGTACGCCAACGACCATCGCGAGCTGTGTGATATTTCGAGCGCTGCGCTGAGCGAGTTCGAGAAACGTTACCGCGAGGCAGCCAGAACGCGCGACAATGTCTGCGCAAGCCGCCCTCCTGCGCCATTTCCACCGGACATCATTCGACGTTGAGCCGCTTGAATCGTCGGCTATTTTCTCACGATGGCTGAATTGGTCATTGGCGCTCCGGTGTCGACGGCCGGTGCGTCGTGAACGGTATCACAAGCCTACAGTTTGAGGTCGCAGCATGTCGCGTTCAATTGGCGATACCCCGACCCTCCCGGATTGGAAGGTAAAGATTCCTACGATAGACGAACTCATGCAGCCACCGCAGCTTCCTCCATGGTTGCAATTTCTTCCGCCACCGGTGCCGCCGAAAAATGACGACCCGTCCCCGTTCGGCCCGGTTCCGATTTTACCGTCGCCCCCGCTCGAAGTTGATCCGCCCTCTCGTCCCCCCGAGTGGCCGTTTGGCCCGCCCTACATAAGCAGGGCTCCGACCCAAGTCCCTTCATCCGGCCTATCGTATTGGCCGTTCTTTCCGCCTGAGAACTCGACCGCCTCGGGCGGCCTCGCGGAACGGATCGCGGCGCTCAGAGGCGGCTTGCCGACTCCGGAGCGGAATTCTCCCTCGCCGAGTCCGTTCGTCACCGGCACTCCTCCGTTGCCGTTCGTCGCTACTCCTACCCAGGAAAAGCCCGGCGGTCTTCTTGGCATGATGGTCGACGCTGGGCTCATCGATCCCTCGAATCCCGGCAGGCCGCCGCCCGGCGGCTTGCCCGGCCTGATGCAGGATTACCTACGCAACAATTGAGTTGCCAGGCTACGCGACGTCAGACCCGAACAGTGCCGTGCCAGAAGTGCAGCGTAGCTTGTGCTCACGCGCTTCGAACGCCTAACGGCGCCTCACCTCAGGAACCAGTTGATATGGCAGTCCCTTCCTTGGGGCGCGCGCGGCCTTCGGCGCCGCTCGCCGCTCTCGTCACGCATGACGTCACCATCGTCACCACGCGAAAGCTCGCTTCGGCCAGGATCATGGGCGTACCGCCGGAGGAGTTCGGCATCGAGCGCGGTGCGCGCAGCATCCGCGATTGCAATTATTGTTTTCATGAGATCGTGACAAAGACCGAGGGCGAATTGATCGCCGAGGGCTTTGACGAAGCGCAGGTCAAGTCGCTCGGCGACTATACCGGTCATACCAGCATTGAAACGCTCGCCCGCGATACTGCGGATGAACATCTCAGCACCAGCGCCGGCGGCGCGAATTCGGCTGCGCGGGCCGTCCGCATCACCGAACATTATGTGCGGATGGATTATGAGGGCAACGGCCGGCCCTGCCTTTATCAGGTCATCAGCGGCGGCGACCAGGGCGAAATCCTGCGCAGGGACGGTGTCGACTGCATCACGCCGTTCGACGCCATTCCGTTCGCCACGACGACGCCGGTGCCGGTGACGCATCGCTTCTTCGGCCGCTCGATCGCCGATCTGGTGATGCCGCTGCAGCGGGAGAAGACCGCGCTGAAGCGCGGCGCGCTGGACAATCTCTATCTGCACAACAATCCGCGCGTCGAAGTGGCGGAAAGCAATGCCGGTCCCAATACGCTCGACGATCTCCTGGTGTCGCGCCCGGGCGGCGTGGTCCGCACCAAGACCGCGGGCGGGCTGAACTGGCAGGTGGTGCCTGATGTCACCACGTCGATCTATCCGATGCTGCAATATGTCGATGCCGAGCTGGAGACCCGCACCGGGTTGGCCAGGCAATCGCAGGGCATCGACGCCAACGCGTTGCAGAACCAGTCCGCCACCGCGGTGGCGCAGGTGTTCAGTGCCTCGCAGATGCGCATCAAGCTGATCGCGCGCATCATGGCCGAGGGGGTGCGCGATATCTTCGCGCTGCTGCACGGTACGATCCGCAAGCACGGCCAGCAGCAGCAGACGGTGCGGCTGCGCAACGCCTGGGTCAATATTGATCCACGCGGCTGGAAGACCCGCGACGACATGACCATCAATGTTGGCCTGGGGTCCGGCGGCAAGGCGCAGCAATTCGCGCAAGTAATGGCGCTCGCCAACGTCCAGAAGGAATTGATCGCGGGCGGCAAGATCAATCTGGTCGGCGACCGCGAACTCTACAACACCGCGACCGAACTGACGCGGATCATGGGTCACAAGAACCCCGACCGGTTCTTCTGCGATCCCACCGCGATCAATCCGCAGACCGGGCAGTTGTTGCATCCGCCGCCGGCGCCGCCCACGCCGCCGCCGGATCCGAAGTTGCTGGCGCTGCAGGCGAGGGTGCAGGCCGATCAGGCACAGGCTGCGCATCAAGCGCAGATTCTGCAACAGAAGGCGCAAAACGACGCCATCCATGTGCAGGTCAAGGCCCAAAGCGAGATCGCGCTTGCCAGGATCAAGGCCGATCTCGATGCCAAAATGGCGGTGCTCGATGCGCACCTGAAGGCCGCGACCGCAGCACGTGAGACACCGCGTTCATACCCGGCTGGTACGCGAAAGGCAAAGGACGGCCACCATTACGTGGGGGATCCGAAGCGGACGGGCAAATACCTGCTGGTCGTTCATCATGGCTGATTATTCGCTGGTGCCGGTGGACCATGAGCCCGATTTCGAGAATGTCTCACTCATCCCGGTTGACTATGATCCGTTCAGCGCGAAATGGCGCTCTTGGACAAGGGCAGACCCTGTACGAAAGCCAGCATCAACCACTGGCGGCGGGAGACGGTCAGTCCAATGCTGGTGCGTCGGCCAATGACACACGGGCAGTTGCGTCCGAGGAATCTTACGATCCCAATGCCGCGAGCGGCACTATCCCCGGATCGGATCGGTCAAACAATCCACCGGCATCAACGACACTCCCTTCCGATGACCCGATTGCTGTTCCCTGGCATTTCACAACGTTCGGCGAGTTGAAGCCGGCGACGTACACGCCTACGCAACACATCGGCAACTTCGCGGCCAGCGCGCTGATGGGTCTCGGCATGCAGCCGTACTACGCGAACGATCTGACGTCGCGCGTTGGTAACCTGCTTGGCTTGACCCCGCTCCGCGTCGCGGGGGCAGTCCTTAACTTCATCGATGCGAAGCGCCACGACGACTTTCCGGGAGTCTTGGCCGCGGCGAGCGGAATGATACCGGGCGCGAAGGGCGTCGCGCGCGGCATCGCCGAAGAGCTTCATCACCCATGGCCGAAGTACCTGGGTGGTGCCGTCAAACAGGAGTTGGTCTCGTTGCCGAAAGCGTTACATTACGAGTTCCACAGGGGATTGGACAAGAAACTGCCGAAGTGGTTGGGAACCGCGCATTACGAAAAGCTTGGTCCGATAGAGAAGCAGCAGGCACTCCAAGTTCTTGCGGCGCACGCAAAAGATTTCGATGCAGCGCACGGCACGAAGCTCTATGATGCGTTACTTAAAAACGGATTTCCAGCGCCATGATCCAGAACATCAAGCCTGCCGAATCGCTGACGGTGGCCGACTTCAAAGCCCATCCTGTGTGGGAATTCTTGAACGATGACGAAATTGGCGAGACAATGGCCCGGCCGGTCGAGAAGCTCCCGGTGGAGACGCTCGACGACAGGATAGTAGGTACTCCGGTTCGCCTCGCGAATGGTTTAGAGGTGTGGGGACTTTTCGGAAATTTCGATGTCAAAAATCCGCGCGCCACCCAACACTTCCTGGCTCTCTCGATTGAACGCGGTGGCGAATGGTTTCACCTTGCGCGCTATCACGATGTAGACGTTGCGACTCGGGGTCCAGAGGCGCTTGCTCGCGTCCTCGGCCTGGGCGTCGACGATATATTCCCAATTACCGTGGACGTCCGGCGCTACGTGCGGGGAAATCCTGCGGCACTTATAGCCATCGTGTTAAAAGAGCCGCAAGAGAGGCTGACGCGCGCAGAACTCTTCGCACTGTAGCTACGGCGCAGGTCATAGCAAGGTGGGTTGGCGTAGGCACAGTCTGATCAAGCGATCGCTGTGGATCAAGCAGACCCAGCAACAGAAGGGCGCATGCGCATCAAATTGATTGCACCATCATGGCGGGGAGCATCTTTCAGGAAGCTCTGCACCGGGGTAGTTGAGGAGGTTTTTTTCAAATGGGCCAAATAGTCAAGCTGATTGAACTCATTGCTAGTCTCGATGGACTAGATGGTGAAGAGACCATCTATGCACGTCAGCCCTGGAGCGAGGATTCAGACGCCATGGTCGCGCTTGAAGATCCGGAATCGGCAGACTTTGGAATTCCCCCTGAGGCAGCGGGGGCTGGAATGAAATATTTTCTCGAAGTCTTCATCACCCGCGAAGTTGTGGAAGGTTGGCTCTCGAATTTGGATGAGAAGCCGACCTTAGCTGCAATCTGCCAAAGGGTTATTGAGTATGCGATTAACGATGCCTAGGAGCGTAGAGTGATTATCGATCCTCGCTACGATGGAAAGCCGTTATTGAGGCTGCTCGATCTCTATGTATTGAGAGCGATTGGACAGCTTTCTCCAGATCAGGGAGGAAAATATGAATAGGATGGCTCCCAAGTTGCAAGCCCGTTTCGGCGGTGGAGGACAGTGGCACGAGGCGGTTGAGCGCGCTGTTTGCATGGACGCGGCCACGCCGCAGCAAATCCGGGGCATGTGGGCCCGCAACCAGGAAATCGCTCGCGCCAACGGCTTGACTCTTACCCCCGAAGAATTTGCTATAATGGTTGTAGACGACAATTTTCCACTTGATTGACCAAGTTGCACCAAGACTGAGAACGACTGCGGTTTGAGACAGACGCCGGCCGAATTATGATGCGTTGCTTAAAAACGGGTTTCCAGCGCCATGATCGAGAACATCAAGCCGGTTGAGTTGCTGACGGTAGCCGATTTAGAGGCCCATCCTGTGTGGGAGTACGTGAATGGCGATG